GTACCATTTTTCCTTCTTCGATATACAACTTTAGTTGCTTCAGAGAGTGTTGGCATTTTAGTTTTCATGGTGGTTCCTCAAAGGTAAGTTTATTAGTCAGGCATTAATTCATCTATCATTTTTAGATAGCTTTGTTTATTAAAATCTACTAGGTTTTTTATTGTGTATTCCCTAGTAGAAAATCTATGACCACAAGCTAGGCACTTTCTCCTCCTCCAAATGTAAGGAATAAAATCTTCTCTTTGTTCTTTGTAAGTGGGTACTGGCTTGCCTATTTTGTGACCACGTTGGGAAAGAGTAGCCCGACTGTCAAACACTTGACTTTCTAGGCTCTCACATTTAGGACACTTCAATTTTTTTCTTCCTCCCAAAATTTAATAAGTGTTTTTAATTCAGAGATTCTTTTTTTTGCGTTCTCTGTCTTCTCAATTTTTCTTATGTTGATTTGTTTCAACATGGCTTGAGTTTCCTTCTCTAGTTCTTCCATAAAGTTCATGGTTTGTTTGTTCGATAGTGATAATCAATTAAGTAAGATTCAAACTTTTTAATTAAATCTTCTCTTACTTCTTGATTTGTCCATTCTCCAGACTTAACCCCTGAGTAACACTCTAGGATTTGTTCATGGGTTAGTTTCATTGTGGTTCCTCCTTGTTTAGATTTTTAAAATAGTTTCAATAGTTTTTCTTTTCAATAAAGATATACATTCTTTTGGATCTTTATTATGTAAGAAATCAGTATCAATAGAAGAGCCTGTAATCCTACAGGCTCGGTGATAAATACTCTCTAGTTCCCAGAGAGTTTGATAGGTTTTTCTTTTGGTCATGTTGTCTTTATACCAGTAGCAGCTTCAAACTTTTGTAAAGCTTTTTTATTCATCCCTCCTATGTGCCAATGATGTAAACCTTTTGGGGTTTCATCTAGCTTGTAATCGTAAACAGTAAAATCTTTAGTCATCCATTCGACTGATACTTTGCCATCACCATCGTTAATAGTAGGATTGGTATAGGTTCCCTCCCTTATGTAGTCAGGCTCCCCCAATGCGTTTACTAATGCGTCATAAGTTGTTTGAGCATAGCCTTGTAAACAAGAAAATTCCATGATGTTTGGTTCCTTTTGTAAGTTGGTTGTAAGTCATAGTAAACATGACTATATCTAGTGTAATTTAAGACATTAAAAAAGTCAACCTATAAAATGCCCAAAGGTAAGTTTATTAAGAAAGGTTGAGAGCCTTTCAGAGAGGGCTAGAAAGCCCTCTAGGAAAGATTCTTTATTACTGCTCACCTACTACAAGGTCAGCAGCCTTAACAGCATTAGAAAATACTTTCATAAGGTTTGATGCTTTACCATCAAGAGCCTTAATCCATGAATCAAAATATGCTACATGGTTTTGAGTATCGCAGCTAATTTGTAGTCTATTAGCAATTAACATGCTTGCAAATTCTGCTCTTAATTCCTCTAAAGCATAAGGCTTAGATCCGAAAGCATTACCTATTGGTAAATCTAACCTTGTCTTGTGTGCGGTTGAGTGTGAAAACTCATGAGCCAAAGTTGCAAGGTAAGCTTCATCATTCTCAAATGATTCTCTTCTTGGCATGTTCACAAGGTCTTGAGAGCTTCTATAAAAGGCTCTATCCCCTGCATGATGCAAACCACCTTCTAAGCCTTCAGAGTATGTCATAAGACGATCTAAAGCTTCCTTACACCTAAGTGCTAAAGGTCTTGCAGATTTAATACTTTGATTCTTAAATTCTGCTAACTTTGCGTCAAGTTTATCTTGGCTCTTTTGGTCTTTACCTTCAATATCAGAGACATTAAAAACAGTAGCTCCTTTAAAGCTAACCTTCATAATAAATTCTTGATTCCCTTCTTTATCAAGCTTAGGAGATCCATCCTCGTTAGTAAGATCAATTTTAAAAGGATTCGGCCTTAAGATTCTTGCCGCTTTAGATCCCTTTTTAACTGTCCACCCTTCCTCTTTAGCTTGGCCGTAACCTATCCATAAAGGCAAGTCTTGACTTTTAGACCACATATAAAGCTCTAAGATAATTGGATTAGATCCCGTATAATGATGACCAGTTAAAAAGTTTTGATGAATACCTTGGTTATCAGGTTTCCAAGGCTTACGCCAAGGACTAATATCTGAAGTCCTATTTTCTAAAGCATTAATTACATCCTTTAGAATTTCCTCTTCTACTTTTACTCTTGGTTTTTTTGATGTAAATGTCATTGGTTTTTGGTTGATTGGTTTGTACTGTTAAGAGACTTTTTTAGAGTCCCTTTTAAAGAGTCCTAAGACCCTTTAAGAGAGATTCTTTAAACGTAGTCAATAAAAACATATTCTCTGTTTAAGTGATGTTTGAAAGCTAGTTTAAAATCATCAGTAACATACATGAACATATAATTATTAAGATTATTAGACACTTTATTAGTTGTTTTTTTAGCAACTTCAAAAGCTAATTCGTGACCTTCTGAATTACAAGTCAAAGTGTGATTCAAAGATTTAATAATTAATTCTTTAAGGTTTAAATGTGTCATTGTTCCATGACTTGCAAAGTGAGAATAATCCTCAAAGAATTGACCTCTTAATATCTCATCAGGTCTTGACTTGTGATGTGCTGAAATTGACATTGTGGCTCCTTGTGAATAGTTAGCTGGTTTACTAACTTGTTTTTAATATACCAATATCTTCCGCTATTTGTCAATTATTTGTTTATTGATTCCTTGTAACCCCTTGGTATCACTTAGTAATTACTTCTTAACACTTTGTTATATCATACCCTCCTAGCGATAATATAAAAATGAATACATCCAAGCAAGAAAAATAAGACTAGAAACACTAAGAATAATATAAGATATATTATGAAATCCTAGTTATATCAATGGTTTTACTAGGATTAGACTATTATTTTTATATTTTTGCGACAGGCTAGGGGTAAAATTTATTTTCTATATACGTATAACCCCTTCAAATTTTTGTAGTAAAACTATTTGTTGAAGTAGGAAGGCAGGTAGGCAGAAGGATCTTTATAAATCCTTAGGATCCCCCTTAGTAGATACTTAGTGTAATCTTAGGTAACACTTATAGGGAGGGAGACGAACCATTACTCTCTCCTATAGTGGTCCCTAATAGAGATCGGTTATGAAACCTTGGTTTTGGGAGTTGGTATTTCTTATTTGTTGAGGAGTCATACCCATAGCAGTCTGAGAGATGGTGTTATTTAACAGGGAGGACCAATTATCTGTATGTATGGAAAGGAGTTCATCTTGCCTTCTAGCCATGTTTAGATCTTCATTTTGAGCCATGTAATCAGTCCAGTAGGCAACAGCACCTGCAAGGGAATCTACGAGGTCATCATGTACTAGGGAACCTCTATGACGAGAGATGCGTGATAGTTGATAAACAAGTTGAAGTTTTAATCTACGCTCTGGTGTTTCTTGAGGGTTAGAACGGAAATCTTTTTCTATCACTTTGACAGGGGTGTATTCGAGACATGAAAGGTTTTAGTAGTTCAGCGAACATACCACCCCCGAAGTTTTGTTCTATGAGGATAGTATTAATATTATTTTCCTTGGCTAGTCTTGATATTTTAAGCAGAACGGGGTCTGTATAGCCCCCAGACAGTCCTAAACACTCAGTAACGTATAAATTACCGTTAAGCATCTTAACGCAGCTTATGGCGGTCTGATCTTTACCTTTTCCTGAAGGGTCAACGAACATAACTGAGCCTGTATATTCTATAAAGTCACCAAATTCTTGAGCAGGTCTATGAAATCTGTCTCCGTTAAAGCCAACGCAGGGTAGATCTTGTATTACATATTCGGGATTGTTAGACCAGATAACTTTTTCTGGTGCAAATTCTTTGTTAATGGAAGCAATTACTAGGTCGTTTATCTTTAATGGGTATCTATCTTGGTCTGAAAGGGTGGTATCTAGTTGAAACTGTAGATTAAACCCAGAACGTCCGTAGGAAGCTTCACGTTCCATTAGATCCTGTGCAGAGAATCTTATGGGATCTACAGGATCTTGTGGCTTTACAAGACCTTCTAGGAGTTCTTTCTGGATCTTGGGAGCAAGTCTATCTCCGTAGTTATTTTTTAGTTCTGGGTAT